TACGAACACGACACCTACCCAAGAACAATGGGTCGGCTGTGTCTTCCACTACACCGTGCCACCACACAAATCCTTCTTTTCCTGTGAATGTTTTCATTACACCCTCATTGCATTTCTAGACAATTCAAGTTTGCAACTGTATGCGGTAGAGAACGAGTGACGAATAGAAGTAATCAGATATTGTCCACTCAAGTTTTTGTCTGCTTTGTCTGGCTGAACTGCGTGGTCTGCTGATTGTTTTGGTGTGTATAGATTTATTACCTGTCCCACACGCTTGGTACTGTCTCCATAAATGTCTATTGCTATCTTTTGAGTCATCAAAGAATTCAGAGCATATTTTCGTTTTAGGAAATAGTCTTCGTGTTTCATATTATCTGTGATGCTGTTTGCCTCTGTGTATGCTGTAAATGTGGTTACTGGCAGATAAAAATAAGTAGAAGCAACATCATAAAAGAAACGATTTTCTTCTTCTGATGGTTTATAGTGTGGCTTGTCTCCCAATCTAGTAGTGTCTTTGAACACATCCTCTTCTCTGAAATTTTGTTCCCGTTTTTCTTTCTTTAGTAGGTCGTGAACAACCAAACAAGACGACACCATTCCACTCATAATGTTTTCTGCCATGTTGAAGCGGTTCAATTCTTCAAGTGCTTGAACTCTATGAAACACAGCAGATAAAGGACCATCAACAGGTAGGCTTGAGGGCGAGCCATCAGGAGCGGAGAGTTTGTCCTTGATGTAATAATAGTCTTGAACAGAAGCAGAGCCGTCTTTTATAATCTTGCTTGCACTCTTGAACACATAGCCATCAAAAGTTTCAAAGAAAAAGAAAGGGCTGTAGTCTGATGCTACAGAATTTAAAGCCTTGTCTGACAACCACGAAATGGCTTTGAATGGGCTGTATGTTTTAGGGAGAACGAAAGAATAGTTGTCTTTGGTTGGTTCTACTTCAAAACGGTCTTTCCACAAACGCTCGGGAAAATGTTTTTTTACTACTTGTGCAACCATATCCGACACAGTTCCGCTCACGAAATATCCACAGTATTGAGAATGGTTTATAAGTCCAGATTCACTAATTAGATGAAGCGTATACATTTGACCCTTTCCGTTAGGGTCTGGTTTGTGGTTGCTTATCTTGTAGACACGAAACAGTTTTTTTACAGGCTTTACTTGTTCCACATCTGTCTTGAATTCTAACTCAATTATCTCTTGCCCTGTTATGGGAAAAACTTCAGGCAAATTGAAAGACTCGTTCATAGAAATAGTTCCAGACATATACGGGGAAAACATGTCTTCAAATATTTCTATATTGGTGTATAGATTCACTATGTCTATAGTTTTTGGAATCACAAGAGAACGCATTACCAACTTTGAAAGTTTGTAGTCTCCAGCCTTTACAAGATTGCTGCCGTGCATAGTTGGCATAGATTAGATTCTCAACAGAGCCTCAAATTCTCGTTTTGCACTATCGGCATATCTCGGATGTAGCACCTTTATTTTTCTTTTTCTCTCATTTGTGTTCGTTTCGTGCACAACATTTGAAACTGCGTAGATGTCCACAGCACTCCCAGATATACCCATATACTTTCCAATATAGGTTTCCCACAACGCAACTGACCCTGATACTCCTGTGCTTGTGCGTATTCCAGTTACAGGATTACCAAGACCAAGCCCTCCCAATTTACTGTAGTCTGTGTATTGATTGGTCTGTAAAGCGAATGGGTCTGCTTGTGGTATTTCTTCTGCTCCATTTTCTCCAGTTGGTCCGACTGTGGCAGTAAACCCAACCATTTGAAAATGATGTGCTGCAATATACGAAGGCAACACTCTGTGAATCTTCACCGTGAGTTGTGTGCCGTTAGTCAGTCCAATCGTAGCGGTTCCTGTGTTGAAAAAAGAACCAACAACAATTTTGCAAAGGTTTGGCTGGTATTCAACCACAGAAGACGAAACATCTCCTTGTGACAAAGTAGAACCTTCATAAATGCTGCTATTGTACAAAAACTCATCGCTAGAATTGGTGAAAAAGACAGAGTAGCCGCTGTGTTTTTTATTCACATACTCTTCCATTGCTGTGGAGGATTTGTACCAATCGTGATATGGGTCTAGAATATCGTTTGCAAGCAGAATCAACCAGTGGTCATCAGGGTTGCCGTAAACTCGACTAGCAATTTGCTCTGGACGCTCGCCGTCTTTAACATTGTATTCCACAAACGCTCCGCGAGCAGATTTAGTTTCTTCACTCATGGCAACACGACGCAAAATGTTACGAGCAGCAACCAACCGCTTGCTGTCATCAGCCGAAGAAAATGAAGGATACGATAGTAGGGGGAACTTTGAGAAATACATTAGTATCCAGCCTCGACATGTTCGCGGGTGAGTTGAGTGACTTCTTGAACTGTTATGGTTAGAACAACAGCAGTTGGTGCGTTATTCTTGAATGTTGAAAACACACCGTTTGGCGTGTAATCCGCTTGAATGTTTGTAATAACACACCTGCCTATTTTTGGAATATAAGGATTTTCTTGATATCCCACAGAGTTGGGAGAGTCACTGGATGACATGAATCGTATTTCGTATTCAGCAGGCACTCTCAACATTATTTTGGTGTGTGCTTGTTTCTGTTCTGGAGTTGCGTCTTTGTGTGCATCTGCATCCATAGAAATAGCAGGGTGGGAGTGATAGCGAAGAGTGTCTATAATGTTTCTAATTTCTTCTACCTCTCTTGGAGAGCGTGGATAAAACTCCCATGTGAAATTGAATTCACGAATACCCTTTTCTCGGAATATCTTTTCTAGTCTTGGATTTATCACAGTTCCAGTCACAGAAGAAACTGCATCACCAAGTCCTTTGGTGTCTCCAACCTTTACAGCCAGTCCTTGTATTGCTTGTGTTGCAGATTCTTTTATTGGTCCGCCAAGAATGTCCATAAGTCCACTAGCAACAGACATGCTTGCGTCTTTGTATGTAAACACATCAGTCTGATTTATTTTTGTACACATTGGAAGATAAACAGAAACCATTTGGTCATAAACTGGTGCTGCCTGTGTGTATTTTGCTAAAGCAACAGCAATACCTGTTACTGCTCCAGCAGCAGCACCGTAACCTGCACCTCTCAACAACTGCCCACCCAAGGCACGGAATCCTGCACCAGCCCCACCGCTTCGTGCAGCAGATATTATTGTGTCTCGGTTAGCAATCAAAGTTCCAGCAACAACTGCCCCAGCGGTTCGTAAACCAGCAGTAGTTGGGTCTGTGTTTGCCAATACCTCATTAAATCCTGAACGCAAAGCCAAACGCTCGTCTGCGTCTTGACCCTGCTTACCTAACAGTTCTTGAGAGTTTGCGTCTATGGTCTTGACTCGACTCTGTTCGCTCGCGTATGCCTGCTCAAGCACAGACTTGACTTCCCACCCCTCCATGTTGCGGATTCCATTACCAAGATTGTCTGCACCCGCTATTTTACCCAAACGAGCGTCGTTCAATATCTCTGATATGTGACTCGCATCTTCTGGTGTTCCTCCAGAAAGTGCAAGACTGGTTATATCATAATTCTCAAAGTCTCCGTTTTCGATTAGGTTTTTTAGAGTTTCGCTTTTTCTTTCACTCTCTTGTTTTGCTTCGTCTAGTTTATTTTTTAGGTCTGGACGCTCCCACCTCCAAAATATCTTGAATTGCATGACATGTGGAACCTGTCCAGTTCCTATGTCTTCAGGATATTTCATTATAGATGGCTGTTCCCGTTTTCCTCGTTTCAGGTTCGGGGTGTTCTCTAGAGCAGCAATTATGGGGTCGCCGCTGTTTGGGCCAACTAGTTGGCTGCGTATCTCTCCGTAATTGGACGGACGACCCGCAACAATAGGCAGAGACGACTCGTTTTGTGGTGTTGCTTCAGCCATTGACTATTTTTTCCTTTAGGTCTTCTACATATCTATATGCCCTATAAAGGATTTTTCAAGCCTACAAACCCAACCAAGTATATGGGAAACCCAACCCAAATAGTGTATCGTTCTATGTGGGAACGCCGATTTATGAAATTTTGTGACTTGAGCGAAACAGTTATTCGTTGGGGGTCTGAAGAGGTGGTTATACCGTACATCAGTCCTTTAGACCGTAAACCCCACCGCTATTTCGTAGACTTTATTGTGGAAATGCGAACACTCGACGGTGGGGTGAAAACGATGCTGATAGAGGTGAAGCCAAAAAAGCAGACACAAGAACCCAAAAAACCCAAGCGTCAATCACGAAACTACATTAACGAAGCCCGCACATGGATTACCAACAAGGCTAAATGGGCAGCAGCCAAAACTGCGGCAGAGGGTAGAGGATGGGAGTTTCGTGTGTTGACAGAGGACGACCTGTTTCGTCATAAAGTATGAACCCGTCTCCAACACCAAAACAAACACGAGAACTAAAGTCTCTGTTGGAAGAAACTATCGCAGGATTGGGTGGAACCGACCAATCGTATATTCAACTATTAAAATATTTGAACAGCATAGGTGAACTACGCACACCATCACGACTCATGGTGGGTCAAATGGTGTTTTTTAAATATAAACCACAAGACGACAGATTTTTAAGGTCTGCCAAAGCATATGATGTGTTTCCGTTGGTAGTAATCACTAAAGTTCACAACGACGGGTTTGAAGGGTTGAACCTGCACTACATTTCTCAAAAATGGAGACGGCTGCTGTTTGACGCTATGGAAACCAAACTCCCAATGAAAAGGGCAGGAGATGATTCCGCGACTCGTCTAGGAGTGTCGTATTCTGTTCTAGACGGCCCAAGAAAATTTGCATTCTTTAAGCCTTGCTACCGACGATATGTAATAGGGGGATTGAGAAAAAGACCCATAGTTATACCTTCTGAATTTTGGGATGTTTTAGTAGATGTTGACCTTGCTCTGTTTGTGAAAGGCAGAAAAATGGGTATTCACCGTATGTCTTACACATCAACTATACAGTCAGGAAACCGTTAATGTCTAGCATTCCATCCAACATCAACGAAATGATGCAGAGCATCGTGCGTGACAGTATTGCGTATGTAAACCGATTTGAGGTTGAAATTCTTCCACCACCTGGCGTAAATATTGGTCTGTCTCCACTACTGTCCAAATCTCTGACATTAAGATGCAACTCTGTGTCTGTTCCAGGACGGTCACTCACAACACAAAATTACAGATTCTATGGCCCGCAACGACAGATGCCATATGAGCCGCTGTATTCAGGCGACTTAGCAATATCATATCTTCTATCAAGCGACCTTCGTGAGCGAGTATTTTTTGAAATTTGGCTAAACGGCATATGTGACCCCCAAAACTACAAGTTCTCCTTTTATTACGAGTACGCCACAACCATGCAAATACGAATGCTAGACAAAACAGACACAGTGATTTACACCGCTGTGGTTGAAGAAGTGTATCCCAAGCAAATCGGAGAAATTATGATGGGGTACGAAAAAGATAACGAGATGGCAACACAAGACATAACTCTTGCATATAGAAAATACACTCCTATATTCTCAAGCAATTCTGTTCCACTTCCTGTTCCTTCATTGTCGCCACAACCAACTCAACCAAATCCAAATCAAGTCAGCCCAATATTCAACCAATTCCTACCACCCGTATACGGCAATCCAAGGGACCAAGGGCCGAGACAGTGGTTCGAACGCGACCCATCATCTGGCAGAATTGTGAGACGAGGTATCGACGGCTCTGTAAACGGAGTAATCAACGGTCGTCCGTAAACCTGCTAAATACTATAACATCTACATTTGAACGGAGATACCATGAACAAACTGAAACTAGCGTCTGCACAATTGCCAACCTATACCATGACTCTGCCTGTGTCTGGATTAGTGGCAAAATATAGACCATTCGTTGTGAAAGAAGAAAAGGTATTACTGGTTGCTGCACAGTCTGGTGATATGAATCAGATTGTGGACGCAATGCGTAACATCATATCTGCCTGTACAGACGGAATGGTGGACACCAAAAAACTGTGTACTGCTGATGCGGAATACGCTTTCTTGCAGATTCGTATGAAGTCTGTTGGTGAAGAAGTAAAGCCACAAATCACATGCTCCAAGTGCCAACACAAAGCAAACATCAAAATAAACTTGGCTGATGTTAAGGTGAAACGGGTAGAAAAAGAAAATATTGACTCCACAGTTCCAATCAGCGATTCACTATCACTCATATTAAAGTATCCGTCTATGCACGATATTGACTACAGCAAGTCAGAGGTTGACGCTATTTTTGGTGTGGCAAAAGACTGTATTGATGCTGTTGTACTAAACGACGAAGTTCACAAAAAAGAAGACATAGACTCTAAAGAACTAGCAGACTTTGTGGACAACTTGCTACCAGACCAGTTTGAAAAGATTATGCAGTATGTGAAAACCACACCAGAACTCCACTACGCTTTTAAATACACCTGCCCTAGTTGTAAAGAGAAAGTGGAAATGGAGGTGAAGTCTGTGGCTGATTTTTTTCAATAGCACTCTGCCACAACACACTGGCAGCGTACTACCAGACTAATTTTTCACTAATTCATCACCATAAGTACTCTCTTTCAGAAATTGAAGAGTTGGTTCCTTGGGAGCGTGAAGTATACATAAATTTGTTAATTCAATTCTTGAAAGAAGAGAAGGAACGGGTAAAACGGCAAGGAAACCAGTAAATGGCAAAAAAAGGTCCAGGTAGAGGTAGGCGAGGTACTGTTCCACGGGTTGGTGGACGATTTGCTTCAACAAAAACCGCTACTTCTGCTCCTGCTGTTGTGCCCTCTGTGCCACAGACACCGCCACAAGTAAAAAATGCTGAAGCCGAAGTCGAAAAGAAAATCGGCATTTTGGAAGCCTTGCTAGAAAAACAAAAACAACTATCGGGTGGAGACACCGAACTGTCTGCTACCGTTTTGGGCAAAGGCGGAACAAAAGGTGTTCGTGCACAAATTGAAGAATTGGTCAGAGAAAATCGTGAGCGTCTAAAAGACCTTGACGACCCAAACAACGCCGCAAACTTTGCAGTAATTGAATCTGCTCTTGCCTTGTCAGAACGAGCAGTTCGTTCCAAAGACAGAAAAGAACAAGTAGACATATACAACAAACTAAAATTCATCCGAGAGGTTGCTGAAAAAACAACGGGTGACAAATCTGATGTAACCAAAAAAATAGCAGATATCATAAAACCAGTTGAAGATGCTTTGCGAAAAAGAACTGGTTTTGCTGCATTTG